GCAAGGTTAGCGCTAGAAGGAGTACCTAAGAAAGTGGAAACACCAGTACCAAGAGAAGTAATACCAGTACCACCTTTAGCAACAGGTAAGGTACCAGTTACATCAGTGTTATCTAAACGAACAGTAAGAGTATTACTTGCACCGCTAATTGTTTTATTAGTAAGGGTTTGAGTAGTATCAGTACCAACTACTGATGCAGTAGCGCCAATGCCATGTTGGTTTGCTGAAGCCTCGATGTGGGTATTTGCTTCACGAAAGTCACGGCCGATAGCCATGTGACGTACCTTGGCACCAGCACTGTGTGCTACACCACCAGTGCTATCAATTGCACGAGTAATGGTAAGAGTACCACTACCACCAGAACTAGGATAAATTACATCAACAATTTCTTCAAGTGCAGTATCTGGATCAATAACTACCGTAAAGGTTTGTGTTCCCGTAGGGGTAACACCACCAAGAAGTGCACTAGCACTTTGCACCGTCATGGTTCCAGCATTTGAGGTAATAGCGGAGGAAAGAGTTGTCTCTTGGGAGATAGAAGAATATAAACGTGTTGTCATTAAAACCTCGTGTAATGGATTCTAGTGGGATAGGCGTCACGCAATTTATCGGCTTCTTCGTTTAATCGTTGATTGTAAAGAGCAAGTAAGAAGCGAGTAGTAGAAGCACCAGAACCATACTGAATCTTAGTATCAGCCTGATCTGCTTCAGCAGAGGTATAGTTCAAACGACCTGGATCAATGAATGTAGATAAACGATATGCTGCACCATAAATGATTACATCTTTACAGGAAGAAGGAAGACCTGTAATGGTTTCAAAGTTATCACTAAGAGTGCTCATCTTAACTGGCTTAGAAGCATAAGCAATGCTTACCTTGCGACCAGGAGTAATGCGATCATAAATACCAATAGTGTTACCTGAAGAGTATGCAGTATGGTTAGCCATAGGATCATGACGCCAAGACTTCACTGGCAGCCATTCACCACTGGGTCCCGTTGTTTGCCAAGAAACATTTGTGATCCACTGCACATCTGCAGGTAATTCATATGTAGTTTTTTGTGGACTGTACGTAAGTTCAACATGGCTTACAGAAAACAAGTGAGGAAACGATGCGTCGATCGTATCTTCAATAGCCTTCTTTACTGCCTGCCTGGGGAATGTAGGTGCAATCGTAACCTTAGTTCCCGAAGCATGTTCGGCAGCAGTAGTTCCTTGATAGCCACGACCATATGGTGGTACGTTACCTGTTGACGAAACACGATCATAAGTGTCAAGCCAGATCAGTTCATCATCAATTTCGATAAGACCTTTACCAATATTGGTGACGCTAGCAAATGACAAGGAAGTTGCGGATGCAGAAGCAAGTGCAGTCAAATGTGTAGTACGGTCTTGACGCATTGTATAACCAGCAAGGTTTAACAATACTTCATTAATTACATCACCATATGTGGTAGCCACAAGGAACCCTTCTTAATAGAATTATTTTGAACGCTTAGCAGCAACGACTTTAGCGGCAGCGGAAGCACGCTTAGAAGCAACTTTGGAAGCAGCCTTTGCTGAAGCAAGTTCTCCTCTGGTTACTACACCAGCAGCCTTACCGGCGGTAGCCTTTTCAACAGTCTTAGCAGCAGCAGTAGCAATAGCAGCACGATTCTTTGCAGTAGCACTAGCAGTAGGAGCAACAGACTTAACTACCTTTGCTGCCTTTGCTGCCTTAGATGCTGCCGAAGCGACCTCTGCAGCCTTAGCGCCCATCATTGCAGCACGACCAGCGGTTCCCAAAAGACGAACAGCAGTAAAGCCAGCACCAACTGGAATAGCAGAAGACAATGCTAATAAAGTGTCAGACAATTTACCTTGAACAGCACCCTTTTGACCCACCTGTTGGCGAGTAGTCTTAATATCACCATAAGCAGTACGGACAGTAGTAACATCTGTACCCTTATACTTTGATGGTTTGGCAGGTGTAGATTTGCTTTGACCCACTTGACCACGAGTAGCCTGCATAGGACCATAAGCAGTCTGTACAGTAACCTTCTCATTCTTAGGGGCTACAGAAGCACCAGGTGCAGCAACATTAACCTTAGGCTTAGAAGGGGCGCTAGAGCCACTCTGACCGACCTGAGCCTTCTGAACCTTCATCGGTCCATAGGCAGTATTTACGGTCGTCGTAGACCCCGTAGAAGCCTTTGCAGGGGCATTCGGTGGGGCTGCCGGGGAAGCCTGGGCAGAAGCCTTATAGGCACCCTGGTAAGCAGACTTATTATCATAAGCCGAACGAGGAATACCTGGGGCAACCGCAGCAGCCCTGGCTGCAAAATTAACAAGCGGACCAACACCAGGCACCTTAGGGGTTACTTTACTAACATTAACAGCAGCATTCTTGGCTGCAGGTTTAGCCACAGACTTAGCCGGGGCAGCCTTCACGGTAGGCTTCAAAGAAGCAACAGCAGCCCTCATCTGTTCATTATTAAAAGCAATCGTTTGATTCATCTGATTAAAAACATCAGTCTCTTGATCAACTCTATCTCTAGCCATTACTTCTTACCCTTCTTAGCCTTCGCCTGTTCAGACAAGGCAATCGCTATTGCTTGTTTCCTGGACTTGACAACAGGACCCTTCTTAGAACCAGAATGAAGAGACCCACCCTTAAACTCATGCATAACTTTTTGTACCTTAGAGGTAGCCTTCTTCATTTCTTCTTCTTCCCTGCTCGCATATTATCAATCAAATTAGGATACGGTCTGCCCGCTTTAGCAGCAGACTCTTTAGCAGACTTCTTTTGAGAAGGAGTCAAAGGAGTAGATTTCTTTTTAGGATTAGGTGTATCCCAAACTTGTTTCTTCATTTCTTTCCCTTGTTCCTTGCACTAATAGCAGCAGCCTTCTTCTTAGCATCAGCCTTAGACGATGCACCCCAAGCATTAAGAGAAAGAAGAAGCCTAGTCGGTTCACCATTCGGTTTACGTTCAGGACCAGGAGCATTACCCATACGTGCCAAGAAAGAAGCCCTACGAGGATTATCTCCACTCTTCACAGGTGGCTTCAAGTTATGACCCTCAGCCTTAGCAGAAGCCCTACCCTTAGCATTCAAACCACCCTGAGGATTCTTACCTTCTTTACGTTGCCAAGCAGGGGAAGACATTATTCCAAACCAGCCTTTGGCTTATTAATAACCCCACGATAAACCTGACCCTTCTTCACAGAATAAAGATCAGTCTCCTTCTTATACCAACCCACATAAACATTAGGATCTTTAGAAGTATGTTTCTCAGCAGCAGTAACAGGATGACCAGTAGTATTTACAAGATTATGTAACTGAGCATAAGCAGTAGGAGTCGGAGAAGGAGTAGGCTTCTTGCCCATATCCAAAGGACCCATAATTACTTCATGCCCTTCTTGAACTTGCTGCCGTATTCCTTCTTAGCATCAGCCTTAGACTCGCCCTTTTCGTGCTTAGCCATAGCCTTCTTGCTGGCATACTTCTCGCCAGTCATCTTCTCAACAATCATTTTCTTAGCAGCCTTCTTAACAACCATCTTAGCCATTACGATCTCCTTTATACGTTGATAACTTTTTGTAGTGCCTTCTTTTCGTACTCAGGAGTTCCATAAGGAGCCCCCACCTTCTCGCTAAGTTCAATAGACTTGCGAATCTTACTCATCTTCGTACCATCAGGTTGAATACCTTGAGCCCTCGCATCACGATAAGCCTCAAGTTCCCCATCCCACTTCTTATTTGTCATGCCACTAGTATTAGTACGAGCATCACCAGTGCTTAACTGAAGACCAAGGACCTTGCAACCAAAGCAACCATCAACATCAGTAGCATGTTTCTCTCTATGCTTCACAACTTACCTGCCTTTGCATCCCCAGTATTAACTTGCAAACCCATAATCTTACAACCAAAACAACCCTCAACATCCACAGGATGTTCCTCACGATGCTTCATGTTTATCCCCTAAACAGTTTGAACCGTGTAACCAGCAGCCTCCAAAGAAGCCTTCTCGCCAGCAGTGACCTGATAAGTCATGCCACCCAAATAATATTTAGTAGCCTCCGCTAGTTCTTCCTGAGAAGCACCACGAGTTTCATAATATACTTCATTGTAATTAACAACAGTTACTCCACGCTTAATTTTATAGCGGTAATGCAAAGTGTTATACGCTGCAGGACCCTCATTGACAATAGGGGTAGTGAAATAAAATGCCATTAATCCTCCTTGTTAAAAGGGGAGAGGCAGTTTCAAGGCTGCCTCCCCCCGTCAAACTATTGCTTACGGACGAACCGAAGAAGCAGTTTCAATGCGCCAAAGTGCAGCCTCGCGGAAGCGAGCCCAACCAAGAACACCGTACCAACCGACCGGACGGAAACGGTTCAACTTGTCGACGACGTTACCCATAACCATATGTGGTTCTTCAGCAACGGCTTCAGCAAGTGCTTGAGCACCCAACACGTAAGAGTTGTAAACACGAGTCTTTGGAGTGACAGTAAGGGTGTTCGTTCCAACAGTTCCTGAGTTGGCAACATCTACAGTGAATGTAGTGTTAGTTGCACCAACAGAAATTGCTGTAATCAAAGCACCAGCACCAACGCCAGTACCAGAGATGGCATCGCCAACCTCAGCAAGACCACCGAAAGCAGCATTTGCTGCCACGATAGTAAATGCACCCGATACACCGCTTACTGCAGAAGCAGTAGCGAGTGCCGTTTGAGCAGCACCAGTGATCGTGTTGGTCATACGTGGAGACTCAATGAAGGCAACGCCTTCCCAAGCACCAATCTCGCCCGCGTAAAGCGATTGAATATTTTGGTACTCGTTTGGAGTGCGCCAAATGTTGTTTCCAGTTTCAATACGGAGATCATGTGAAACCTCAGGATGAAGGTAAGAAACATAGAACGATCCCTTGCGAGGAACAACATTCGTTGCACGCATCTTGGTGACTGCGTAACGGATGTGCTTAGCCTTGAGGGTATCAGTGGTAGTAACACCGCTTCTTGCACCAGTGGTCGAAAGAGCACCAGAGATTTCGCGGATGAAGTTAGTACCACCATCGAGAACAGCAGCAGTACCATTGTCAAGCGTTGCAGCCATGTTGTAAGCAACAATGTTTGCAATAGCAGGCTCAACATCAGCAAGTGAGAAAAGATCCAACTTGCGGGTTGAGATAACGGTGCGACCGTATTCAGCGAGAGAAACCGAAGTCGTGGTCGTGGCAGGAACTGCAACGAAGTCAGGATCAACAGTTTCAGTGAGACTTGCAGAAGTGATACTTTCGTCAGCAAGATCAGCGTAGATCTGGAAGAGTACGCTTGAACCCGGATGGGTTTGATCTGCTATTTTCTTGTCAGCAATTGCACGAAATTGTGGGAGCGAGCGGAGTTGAAACTCTACAAGCCGATCGTACGCCTGAGTGACAAGGTTAGCACCAACAACGGTGCCCGATTGCCCTGCTGGCAGGGCGGCAGAGGTATAGGCGTCAGCCATAATACCAACCTTTCAATTAGTGGTTTATGCTCCACCGAGAATAGCGAGAATTTCTTCAGCACTACTTGCGTTAGCAATTCGGATGGCAGCATCTTCAGTCTTATCTGGTGCCAAAGCATTTTGTACCGATTGATCCATACGCCGCATAGCAGCGATATCAGATTGATTGATTTCTACTTTAGGTTCTGGCTTATCGTAACCGAAGACATCTCCGAAATTTTCCAGCCAAGTAACAATACCCTCTTCCGAGGCTTCAACATCTGATGGAACAAAAGCGGCAATCTTAGGATTGACACCACGAGACGAGAACACGTCCCGCAAAATCCGCTCACGCTGAGACTTCGTTAACTCACCAAGATTTTGCTCAAGTTCCTTGATACGCCTCTTCTGAAGGCGATCAACCTTCCGAAGTTGCTTTACTAAATCGGTGTCGTTAGTATATGAAGTAGATTGTTCGATAGTATCGTCATCTTCTTCATCATCCCATGCGAAATTATCGCGGTCGTTGCTCATTGCAACCACTCCCTTTTCTTTGTCAGTTAGACGCACACCACAGAACAAGATGGGGAACCCTGTCTGGCTTGTACTACCGGATTCTTATACGCATACGGTGCCGGTGGATCCGTATGGATTCTAGAGTTGACCCTCAGTTGTACCTGTACCAAATGCACCAGCACGATTACCATACCTATAAGGCATGAACATACCGGACTGTGACTGGAACAGGTTCTCTTCCTTCTGAGCCATTTGTTCAACCTTGCTCGAAGTACGACCAAGGATATTTTGATTCTCAAGTTCGGTCTGCAGATTCAAAGCATCAGGAGTGCCAGTCTGAATATTAGAAAGACGTTGAGCCTTCTTAGATTCAGAAGCAATCTTAGAATAATCCTGAGCAACCTTAGCCTGAGCCTGCTCAGGAGTATAACCTTGTGCAATAAGAGTGCTAGCCAAAGTCTTAGCATTAGCGGCACTCAAACCAACACGACCAGCCTCAGCGGCCACAGCAACAGTAGTCTGACGTGACTCAAGTTCCTGTTGACCAATTGCTGGATCTAAGAAAAAATTAGTAATAGCAGTGCGGGCATCCTGACCGGATGTGGCA